ATTGCAGAAGTTTTACCAAGGCCCGCATCACCTTCAATGTTTACAGCAACAGGTACTTTACCTTCATTTTGAATGTGCTGATTGTTTTTCACCATGTGTTTTAAGAAGTCTTTTAACTCATCTACGTTTAGCTGTGTGCTATTGCTCATAATTTTTAATTTTTTTTTAAATTTCTAATCTTATTTGTTTTCCTGGTAAGCCATCATTAAAATCAGATCTCTCTGACAATACCCATAGAATAGGTTTCCTGGGTTTTATACTTGTATATGCTTCACCATCTGTGAAGTAAATCAAACTTGTAAACTTTCTATTTTCTTCAAAATATTCTAGAACAGGATCAAAACTGGTCCCGCCTCTACCTGCAACTTCTAGTTCAAACTTTCCATCATATTGTTTAATGGATTGCATTCTGGAGTCACATTGTGCAATTGTAATATCAACACCTGCTTTATACAAGTGATGTATTTCATTAATAAATTCTTTTAATTCATCATCACAAACAGAACCTGAGGTATCAATACCAACTAACATGTTCTGTCTCATCTTTATTTTTAGACCAGGATTATCAGAATATCTTTTATTCTCTTTTCTCCTAAGTTTTCTAGTAAAGATTTTTGTAGATATACCAGTAAATCTTCTAATATATCTTTTCCAATTAAATTTAGGTGGTGTGATTTCCTCTAGTACAATTAGACCTTCAATCTCACCTGGCACAAAACCTCTTTTCTTTAGAGTTTGTTCCTTAGCTTCTGTTAAAACTCTTTGAACTTGTTTTTCAATTAGTTTCTTTTCAGCATCAGGCATATTTTCAAACTCTTCCCAATCATGATTAGGTACATTAACATCTTTAATGTTGCCATTTTCATCTATGGTAACTGTCATTTGACCTTGTTCCATACCATCAAGAAGTTTATCCATATTTTCATCACCACTACTACCTTGCTCTTTCTTATCTTTCTGTGCTTGCTGTAGCTTATCATAATAATATCTACTACCTGCACGTCTATCAAGATTTAAATCAGAATAATTATCTATATCAATACCACCTTCAGGCAACCAATCTTTATTTATATATTGATTGATTTCCATATCCATTGCAATATTGGCAAGTTTCTTATCTGCAAACATTGTAAATGTGGTCAGATGTTGAAATGCAATATGAAGCAATTCATGTTTTAATAGACCAAGCCTATGTTCTTCAGATAGTGCTGTCCAAAACTTTTCACTTATCATTAGTTGAAAGTTAATTCCATTTTTACAGACACCAGCTGTTTGTATTTTGTCATCCCATGACTTATGCAACATTAACAAAAAGAAACCATAATACGGTTCCTTTAACATCAAGTCTTTTGATGTTTTACTTAGTGAATCTTGTTTATTCATTTTAAATATTTCCTTTGTAAAATTTTCCTAGTATGTTTCCATTTAGGTATTCTTCTTTTTCAAGGACTTCTCTTTTAAACTGATATTTAGTTTCTTCATATGTTAGTTCTGTTTTAGAAAAACATATCTTAACCATATATCTTTTAATAGGAATTCCTGCTTTGCGGGCATCTTGCAGAACCTTATTACTACTATAGTAATTTTGATAATTAGGTTTAGTTATCATTGTGTACTTTTTAGTTCTTTTATCTGTCATTTCAGCTAATGCTTTTTTGCCAAATCTTTTTTTTCTAACACTAAAAAAGTTCTTTTTACCCACATACCTTACAGATTTACCATCAATGATTGCTTCCATCTCATACACAAATCCTACTGCTCCTTCAGGAATCATTGCATCAGTAAATTCTATTGCTTTATATATCCAACTCATACTAATTGTTTTAATAATGGAAGAAGTTTATCTCTAGTTTTAGAAAGACCATATTTTTTAATAGAGTCAGATAAATCTTTTTCCATATCAAGTATTACATAATCAAAATTATATTTTTCTTTATATCTTTTCATAGATCTAATACCTGCTTCATCATTATCAAATAAAACAAATACTTTTTTGTATTTATCTATTATTCTTTTTAACATGTGTTCAGGTATTAATGTATTCTCACTGTCTGGTGCGATTGATTCAGCATCACTTAACTTAAGCCTAGTAAAAGCCATTAAGTCTTTTAATGAAGAAGTGATTACTAAATAGTTTTTATCATACTTCAATTGATCAGAACCTTGAATATAATTACAAACTTTAATAAACTTTTTATCAGAAACTTTTGGTTGATAAATTTTATATAGTGTACCATCATCTCTAAAATATCCATATATGCTGAGTCCTTTTATAGTAATTGAACTTATCTTACCTTTATCATCTTCTTTACTCATTATATAATAATCCAAAGGAGCAACATTATATTTTTCAAGAAGTCTCGAACCAATATTAAATTTAGTCCAATACTTTTGATCTATAGTAGTCCAATGTCTAATTTCATAATCAGTAACCTGATATTTGCTATACTGCTTATATTCTTGAATTGGATTATGATCATTATTTAATATATATTGATTATAATCTTCTATTAGTTTCATAGCAGCTTCACCACGACTTTTAAGATTAAAATATATCTTAACTAATTCTACAGAATCACCACCTAAACCCGAAGAAAAATCCTTGAATTTATATCTATGTGTAGTTGTATCAAAATAAATACACATAGAAGGTGTTCTTTCTCTAGTATTAATTATAGATTTTATTTTTACATCTTGACCATTTAAATGATCTGATAATTGTAAGTAGTATTCAAAAGGCCAACCAGCTGGAATATCTTCTAAATCAGAAATTAAATTTTTTGTTGAAATCATAAAAATGGTTTTAGTTAATAAAGGGGAACCTATTCTGATTCCCCTTTAAATTGACAGTGTATTAACTAGTCTAGGTTAAAATCAGAACTTGCATTGTTTGGAATAGCAAAGTCATCATTATCATCAAAAGATTCAACAGGCTTGTTCTCTATCTTTTTTAGATGTTTACTTTCATCATATTTAAGAACACTCTTTTCATCTGTTCCATATGCATACTTTCTATTTTGTGCTTTTGCAAACCAACAGTCATATGCAATATAACCAGATTTGTTTTCATATTCTTTACCAGCAAGACAAACATGCAGATACTTTCCTGCAAAAGGTGCTTCATCATTAAATGCTTTAACAAAATCTTCAATTGTTTCATGCTTATTGTCTTGTTCTAAAAACCAATCAGTAATGCCTAATGCAGTAGTTAAATTCTTTAGAAACATCATTATAGAATTATCTCTTTGAATTTTAATTCCTGATTTAGTTTCACCATCTGCAAATGCATATTGACTAGCTTTTACTCTACCAATTTGACCTTCATATCTACCTTTAGATTCATCTTTAGGATCTTTCATAAATCCTTCAAATCCATCTATTGGCTTAGTTTCCATATCCATTATAAAATGATATGCGCCATCTATAAATTTAAATTCTTCTAATCTGACACCATTAATTTTTAATTCATGATTACCTGTAGAAATTGTCTTAGGTAGATTATTACTACCACTTTCTGCTATTAAATCTGTTGTACTTAAACCCATTTGATTTTTTTTAATTATTAATATTTATTTATATATTTTATTCCAGTGAGTTTTTATCTCACCATTTTCATTCATTTCAGAAATTACTATCTCTTCATTTCTTAAGTGCTCTGGTCTAGCACCGCATGTAACTCCATCATTATTTTTAAAATTAATAATGGTTTGGTTACCTTTTCTATACATGTATCCAATTGCATCTGCATTTGCACAAATTAAAGATTTTATCTTACCAGTTAAGTCTATATTTGCAGACATTACCATCTCTCCCTTATCATCAACTACCTTGTCTTTTATGTGACCTGATAAAATAACGAATGGAGCTAAGGTATCAATAAAATCTAAAACTTGAAAGAAAGCTTGACGAATATACAAGTAACCAGCACCATTAGGTAGTGTAGTTACACTATCTCCATCAAAGTTTTTACCCATTGGAGTTTTTCTGTATAATTTTATAGCTAGCGGCATTACCATTTCTTCTAATGCAGTTACAGTATCTACTGTTACATAGTCATATGGTTTATCCGCTTCTTTTATAGCTTTACCAGCATCCAAGAGTTCTTGTAAATTATTAACTTTTACTTTCAATGCTTCAACATACTCACTGCCATTTTCAAGATCCAATATAAGATTGTTCTTTAAACCTGCATATGCAGTTGTTTTACCTGTTTTAGGTTTACTATAAATAATTAATCTTTTAGGATTTACTCTTTCTGCTTTTACTTTTTGAGTTGGAAGTACTATACTCATATTTATTTATTCATTTTAGTTAATAATATATTAGATAAGTTTCTTAATTCATCGCCTACTTTAATTAGTGCATCCTTTAAATCATCTTTATTATCTGATTTAGGTTTTAAACTAACTTCTAAGTACTCTTTAGCAAAATTTGGAAAATCTGCTTCTTGTGTTTCTACAGGAGGATTTTCTAGTTGCTCTTGATACTTTGCATAAGGTACTTCTGTACCATTAGGCAGAACAGCAACCAACTCATCCATAGGAATTATGTATACTTCATAATCATTACCAGACTTACTAGTCTTTTGTTCCAAAGGATACTCCTCTTTATAAAAAGGATTATACTTTAGTTTATATAAAGTGTGTGTAGGATCTTCAGATACACCTTCAAAGTCACTAAGTTCTGTATAAATGTCTTTACCTATTTTAAGTTCATTAGGAAAAAATTGCATTTTAAGGTCTTCTCCTGGAGCAGCCCATGCAGACTTAGCAACAAAGTAGGGATCTTTGATACCTAGTTTTTTAAAGGTTGGCAAATGTGTTGCCATGAGAATCTTAGTATTCTCTTGTCTTGTATTCATATTTGTATATTTGTATTTGATTTTATTGGTATATCCATTTCTACTATTCTTATAGTATCTCTATCTAACTTAAAGAAACTCATTCTTGTATCACCATTTCTACACTTTAAGAAATGAAATACTAAAGTTTCAGGATCAGTTATTTGTATTCTTTCAGGCCCATAATATCTAATCTTTCTTGCAGCTGGTTTATTAATACCAAGTACAATATCAGCGTGTTGCAATAATGCATCAGCACCAAACAAATCAGAATCTAAAACATAATTACCATATGTACCTTCTATAGCACGTTTAGGGTCATCTATGTTTCTATTTAATTGACTTAAAATTACAAATGATAAAGGGTAACTCCTTTTCATAAAAGTTAAGGCTTCACCAAGATTATATAGCATCTCAAATCTATCTTTCTCATGAGTATCTCTTTTAAAAAGAGCTGAGTGATCTACAGTTACTAATAATTTTGGATAAATCTTTTGACCATCTTTTTCTTTGCAGTTTTGTTCAAAGTGATAGTGTATACTAGCACAAAACTCATTAACAGTACACGGTCTATAAACAGAAAATACTCTGTTGTTTTGAGTTAATGTACTTGTGTATTGTTTACATTTATTATAAATATTTTCTGCAAGTGGTTCATATTTACTATGTAAAACTCCATAGTCTTTTTGAGTGATTGCTGAAAATGCTCTCATACCAAGAGTCTTCTCAGGCATTTCAAATTGAAATTGTAATACTTGAAAATTTTGATCTTGATTTAAAGCAATAACTTCAGTAACAAGTTGCTCCATGAATAAAGTCTTACCAACACCTGGTCTAGCACCTACAACAGTTAAAGTATTCCATTCTAATCCATTTAAGGTAGCATCATTAAACTTAGGCCATGCTGTTTTTAGACTTTTAATTCTTCCGTCCATCCTGCCTCTCATCTCTATAAGAGCCTTCTCATAAGCACGAACTTTGCTAATAGCCTTTAAAGGCTTTGCTTTATTAAATCGTTCCAACTTATACTATTTTTTCTTTGAAAATATCATCTTTACTAGAGCTGTCATCATTTAACATGTCGCAGTAATTAGCTAAATCTGATTCAAAAGACTTATCTAAATTTTGTTTTCTAATAAAGTATTGAGATGTTCGCATATATTCATAATTTTTAGAACTATATTCTTCTACATATTTTTTTGTTGCATCAAATATAGTTTGCCAGTCATAATCATAATTTTCAAAGAACCATCTAAAACCTGCTTCTAGATTTTTTACATTAGTTCTTGCATATTTACCACTTCCTAGTTTTTTAGAGGGGAATATTTCATTATATGTTTTAATACATACATCAAATTTATCACCCATTAAATCTGTTGAAGTTTTCTTTTTACTTTTTCTAAAGTAAGAATTTAATTCCTCTACAAATATATGACTTTTTTGAGAAAGAGTCAAGTCTTCATTTAACCATTCATCTGCTTGTAGTCGAGCAATTTCTATACTACTATTAACAAATGAATTAACAGACACCTTATTCTTAATACAATATAATGTATACAAAGAATTAGGTGTCATTTTTTCTTTTATGAGTTTATTAAAGATTTCATCCATGCTACCAAGTTACTGAAAAATTATTATTCTTTTTTAAAATCTTGTTTACATCATTAAATACATCTTTACAATCCCATTCAGAACCTTTTACATATACTGCGCTAGCAGGATGGTTTACAAAAAACTTATAATTTGTATCATTTACAGATTCTTGCCATTCTTGAGCTTGTTTACCCATATAAATATAAATCAAACCTGGATTGCAAAATGTTAAATGATCAAATATATAAGCTAAAAAAGGTTTCCATATGGTGTAATGTTGACCTACTTTACCTACTGTAGTAGTAAGAGCAGTATTTAATAATAATACGCCTTGATTAGCCCATCTTGTTAAATCAGGATCATGTGATTGACCTACTCCATCATACACAGTTCTATTAACTGCATCTAAAATGAATTTTAAACTTGGTTGTTGTTGCATTGTATTACTACAACTGAATGCAATACCATCTGCAACTCCAAGTTTAGGATAAGGATCTTGTCCTACTATAATAACACTAAGTTTATCATAAGGACACTCTTCAAATGCCCTAAATAACTGGCTAATTTTAGGTGTAAATCTTTGATTATCTTTGGATAATCTAATTAATTGTTTTAAGATATTATCAAAATCATTGCTAAATATAAAAGATTTAAGAAATCCCCATCCATGAGGTTCTACCTTTTTAAATAATTTTTGTTTAATATCTTCTATGTCTATGGTTGTTGTCATTTTTTTTATATCTTTGATAAAATTTATATAATGGAAGTTAAGAAAGTTAAAGAAATGAAAGACGATGCTTTACTAGATGTAAAAGTAAATAAAACTTATTATCAAATGGCAAAAGCGGCATTACTTACACTTCTACAAGATGTATATAATAAGGAAAATGGTAATCCAGATACATTTGTAAAAGATCTTGTAGCAAAAGAGTACAAAGATCTTAATGATAAGGAAAGAGCTTTTTATACTTTAACTTTACTTGTTGGTGAAATAGAAAAACAAGCTGTTGAAAACAATGCTTATGTTGAAAAGGAAATAGATCCTGAAAAAATAAAAGAAGAGCTTGAAAAAGCTGAAAACTCTAGTGAAGATTAACATTATATATCTCACCAATCTCAATACAAGCTTGTATAGCTTGAGTTAATTCCTCTTTATCGCAGTCACTAAAAGATTTTATATTATCTTTTATAATTAAACCTGCTTTTTCTTTTACTAGTAGTTTCATATCATCAAAGCTATAACCGCTTTCTTTTGCTAGTTCTCTAATACACTTATGTACTTTGTTTATTTGTGCAGTACTACCAACAGCATTTGCTATTGATATAAATACATCAACTTCCTGACCTTCAGAAAGTTTTTCAATAAATAATTCTAAAGCTATTTTAGATTTTTTAGAGTATACTAATTTACCCTCTTTGACTTTTAATTTTCCTGAAAACATCTATAAGTTCTTTTACTAATTTAGGACTTACTATTTCACAGTCTGGATCAGACATAAATACAGTCCATTCACCATCAGCTCCTACTTCATCACTTTCAGAACTATATAATATTAAATCTTGAACAACTTCAAGATTGTAATAATAATAGTCATACCCGTTCTGACTTTCAGAATCAGGTACTGTTTCTTTTTTAAAACCTAATGCAAGTAAATCTTTTTCAGTCATTGTTTTCTAGTTTTTGTTTTTTACTCCATACTTCTTTGTTGAGAATCTTAGACTCATAGTCTTCTCTACATTTAATATAAATACTTTTTTTAATATTAAACTCACCATGGTCTTTAATTCTTTCTTTTCTGAAAAAATTAATTACTTGAGAAGCTACAAACCAATTTTCTTCGTCTTTAGATTCTAATAATTTAACAGTATTATTAAAATTAGCTTCAGACATATATTCAAGATATTGAAGTAATCTTAATTCTGCAAGAAGAATAAAAGGTTTATAAGTACCTATTTTACTTCCCATTTGATACATATGCCATAACATATGTAAATTTTTACATTCAGGAGCATCTGTCATTTCATAATGCTCTTTAATAATCTTTTTTGATAAATTTTTTATTCTTTGTTCCATGATAAAATCATATTTCTTACCTTTTTACCTAGATCTATATCATTAGGATTTTCTTTTACAAGCTTTTCAATAGATCTAATGTTAGGTTTTTTCTTTTTACTCATTTAATAAAGTTTTAGTTTCTGCATTAACCTGGTCTTCTGACCAATTAGGATACTTAAGATGTAATAACTCATGAATAACATCTTCTTCTGTAAGATCTCTATCATAAAATATTACTGCACTTTTATTTTTAAAATCACGATCAATACCTATAAAGTAACAGTCTTCTTCTGGACAATCACATAGAACCTGTTCATTACTTAAAGGTTCTAATTCAACTGTCCAATCAGTTAACTCTAACTTTTTAAGCCATTTGTCAATCATCTTTGTTTTGGTTTAAATAAGTACCATCTTCCTCACATTCATTACCGTTCTCATCTTCATACCCAATAAAATAATAAGTACAATCAGTACCATAATTATGATTTTCAAAATCTTCTTTTGTAATAATTAAGTCTTCTCCACCTAACCTTACATATACTTCTTTAGCTTTTTTACTCATCTTTGTTTTGGTTTAAAGTTTATTTTCTTCTTTAATTTCTATTAATAATTTAATAGCATCTTCATAGTCACCGTTTTCTATGGCAAGTATTACCATGTCTATGTCTTCTTCACTAGTAAAAATCATAAATCATTTATGTTCTTTATTTTGTTTTGCAATTAAATATTGTATATAGAGATCTTTATTAAAATTATCCCAGTATTGCATCCAATCTAAAATGTTTGTTCCCATATTTTATTTATTTAGTACACCTATCAGGATTCGAACCTGAAACCTACTGCTTAGAAGGCAGTTGCTCTATCCACTTGAGCTATAGGTGCAATGGTTAAAATATATACCGAATTGTATCTAAATCAAAATACTTTGAATACAATTCCTTAAACTCTTCAAGTAATCTTGTTTTATGTTTAAGGGGGTATCTCATCACACCTGATTTGTTTTTAACCTCAGAAGATAATCGCATCAACTCTTGTGCTTCATCAGATGATCTTACCATTTGATTAGCATGATTAGTTAATGCAATTACTTCACATTTATTTTCTCCTGCTATTTCTTTTACATTTTGAAATAGCTGACCATAATGATCTTTCCATTTTTTATAGAATACAAGTGGGCTATAGTTGATATGTACTTCCCAACCTAAATCTTTTAGTCTATTAATTTCATATATTCTATCTATGGCTTTCTGCATTTTAGGTTCAAGTATGTCTGCATATGCTTGTGGCATTAAACTTACTCTTACTCTTGGTTTTTTATTAAAATGATTTACATCTAATTTTAATAAACTAGGATACTTAGTAGCCATAGTACTATTTAACCTAGGGTGATTATCATATTTTTTTAGATAATCTATTAGTGGTTCTGGTAGATGTCTTTGCATTAATACTAAATCAGTATTACATGCTATATCTACCATTGTATATACAGGATCCTGTTGATCAGGAACCTTTGTAAATCCTTCTTCCCATTTAACAACTGAGTTAAATATATCATCTACATTTTCATTTACAAATACTCTTTTACCATTGTATCTAGACATATAACAATAAGTATCTACACAACCACCAAAGCACCCATATATTAAATTAGGTGCTATGCAGTTGGCACTGTTATTATTATCTTTAGTTACTAGAGTTTTGGTCTTCTGATGCTTGATCATTTATCTCACTTTGCTTTTTTACATATTCTTGCCATTCATAAATTTCTAACTCTTTCATTCTAGCAACATCTGCTGTAGTTAAACCTTCTGGTAAATCACCACCATTGGCATTACATATATTTATATACATTTCTTTCATTCGTCCCATTTCATATTAAATTTGGTTTCTTCAATAAAATCTAAAGCTGTTTTTAGTAAATGCACAATAGTTTGATCTACTGACTTTTCATGATCATGTGCATAATTAACTATTCTTGCTATAGTTCTCAAATCAAATGTTGTAGTAATGGCTCTTTCTGTAGAATGAGCATGTCTAGCATTTTGCACATCAAAAGGAAATTTTAGATATAACATAGCTGTATTTGCTTGAAAACTAGAATCTTCTGCTTTAGTCAATGCTAAAACATTTTTTCTAGAATGATTTATAGTACTTCTATCAATTGCATGTGCGGTATTTTCAAAACATTCTGCAATCATTTGTTCACTATATCCAAATTTATAGTAAAGAATAGTCATTAAATAATTTCTCTTATCTAAGTAAGATCTTTTTCTTGTTTTATACTTAGGAAGTATTTCTTTTAACTCTCTAATTACTTCTTCAGCACTATAATTCTTATCTATCATATTTTTATATAAAAAAAGGCCATAGTAGACCTTTGATTTCTGCTATTATTGGTCCTACAATTAATGATGTAATAAAATCATGGTCTTGTGAATAAAGATACCAAAAATATATCATTAATATTTGGGACACAATAAAGTATGCTGCAAGGATGTACATCACTGCATTAAACAATTTATCGTCCATAAGTAAAACTAATTATTATAATTTAGATAGGTCAGCATCTTCTGCTGATATACTTTTAGAACTTTTTAATTTAGTATCTGTATTAAAATTATCTAATACAACAGGTGCATTATCAGGAACTATTAAAAATCTTTCTAAAGAATAATACTTATAAGGAGCTGAAGCTGCAGTAAGTTCAATTTCTTCAAAAGCTACTCCGAGCTTACCTTGTTCTTTAAGTTCTACAATTTCAACAATAGTATAGACAGCTCCTTCTTCTATCCATTCATAGTCAGATATTTTATCTGGTTTATTTGCACTATCTATGCAAATCGCTTTCATATTCTTCCAATGAAGTGTTAACATTTACATGATCAAGTATCTCCATAATACGAAACATATCATCAAAAGAACCTGATGCTATATTTACTTGACCTGTGTTGTGTGCAACAAGGGCACATTGCTCTGCTTGAACTAATGTATGATTACATATTTCAACCAAACAGCATATGATATAATCAAAAGTGATTTTATCATCATTATACATAATTACCTTATGTGTTTTAGACTCAGTCATATTATAATATAATAATTTTTGATGAGATTTCTATAGCTTAGTTTACATTTACATTATAACTTTTCCACTCAATTTTATCCTGGTCAAGGTTTTCCAATGCACTTTTAACCCACTTTTCATCTACAGTATTTATATAACATAATATATGTACAATAGCTTTTTCATCTGGATTAAGTCTTAGTAATCTACCTATTCTTTGTTGTGCTTTTCTTTCATTACCATATGCATGCATAATAATACCTTGTTTTAATTCTGGTATATTTACGCCTTCATTTAGTTGCATAACAGAAGATAGTTTAGTTATAGAACCATCTTTAAACATTTTTAAATTGTCATCAGAATCAGGATTATTACTATGATAACTATGTTCACACAGTCTATCTGCCTGATCTTGTGTATTAGCAAAAAGTATACACTTTGTATTAATGCTGTTAAACAATAATTTAGCATATTTTTCTTTGCTAGGATACTCCATCATTGCTTTCATTCTCATTACACGCAACATGGTAATTTGACTTGGAGCATTATCTATTCTGTTACACCAATAACTATAGTTTTTCTGCTCAGAAGTCTTAAATGATTGTTTGCCTGTTACCCAATAATTATTATTTGTACTTAATTCTAGTTTATGTACAATGATATGATAATCATTCAGTATTTTATTCTCTACTGCACTATCTGTAACAAATCTGTAAACAATAGGGCAAAAATGATTTACTAGTTTACCTTTTTCAGAATTCTGATATTTAGGTGGTGTACCTGTTAAACCAAGTATTTTACCTTTAAATTCATCAAGAAATGTTTTATGAGAATCTAATAAACTATGGCATTCATCAAGATATACAATATCAAAATCCTTAGGATTCTGTTTATTAATACTTAAATATGTTGTGAATTTAACATTATTCAGCAACTTTTCTTTTTCAAATTTTTGTGCTTCAGTTCGCCAAGAATCAAATATTGATATCTTAGGTGCAACTACAAGTATATTAAGCAAAGGAGAATAATGATTTTCTAAATGCTTTAAAGCTACAAGTGTTTTACCAACACCTGTAGCTAAAGCTAAACCACATCTCTCCTTACCTACAGTTGCATTTAAAGCTTCACTTTGAACTTTATTTCTGTCCATATTTCTCTTCGTATTTATCTTCTAAATATGTAGCTACACGATACCACATAGATTTAGCACTTTCTTCAGCTAATAATCTAGCAGATACAATTGCTGCATATAAAGCTTCTCTAGGATTTAATCTACTTCCTATAACTTCTTCTACATAATCATATCTTTTGTGAGTATTAACTAACTTATCAGCTAATTCTAGCATGCGTGTTCTACTTATATCTTCTGTACAACTTTCTGATTTGGGTGTCACATTTTGTGAGGGCATCTTCATAATTAATTATTGTTTTAAATTAAATACTTTATGTCTAATAAAATTAGAAGCTTCTGTGTTATCAGTAATTAATTTAATGCTTTTTATGTGTTTTGATAAATTATTTAATACATTTTTCTGACTTATTTTACCATAAGCCTGAATAAATGCAGCAAGAAAAGAAAATTTAATTCCTCTATCAACATTTGCTAGCATAATAAATAAATCACTAAAATCTTTACACATAGATTCTACTTTTGAATTTGTAATTTCAAATTCTCCTGATCTAATTATTTTACTATTAAGATTAAAGCTGTAATGATTTCTGCATAATGCGGCAACCATCATCAATTCAAGATTATATAAATTTTTATATTTTAAAAGTTTCATATAATCATTATTGCAGAACTTATATGCATTAACATAGTCAAGTAATGTCCAAGATTTAGATGAGTTGTTTAACTTACCCATTTTATGAACTAAATCTACTTCATTTTCTACATCAATAATGGTGTAAGGTATTGGAATATTTTCTCTTTCCAATGCTGTGGCTAAATGTTGACCATCTATTATATATAATTTCTTTTCACCTTCAACAACATCTGTTTCACAGGCTACTACAGGCCTAATAATACCCATATTTCTAACACTTTCTACAAGTTCTTCTACATGTTGAGACTTAATCTCTCTGTTCATAGGTAAAATAGAAAACTTTTTATAATCTGTTGTCTGTTTAATTGATAATTTCATAATCATATTTGTTTAAATCATTTTAAATATTTCATAGCTCTTGCTTTACTTGGATTTTCATGTATCCAATTATGACAATTTCTACAAACTGGCAACCAAGTACTTTGTATTAAATAATAAACATCTCTATCAGAACCTGCATATGTATGATGTACATCAGTTGCACCTAAAGCACATCCATTTACTTTTACTTTACATAATGAATTTTCTGTAAGATATCTTTCTCTTAACTTAAGATATTCTTGGTCTTTCTTTTTTCTTTTAGAAGAAACCTGAGGGATAGACACGGTTGGTTTTTGTGGCTTATTCAAATTGCTTTTGTGGCAACTCCAGCAATATTTACAGTATCTATAACCCTCATGATTCTTCCATATAACAGTCATCTTCTGACAACCATCACATTCTTTTAATTTAGGTTTTATCATTTTCTATAGGTTTAGGAACACCTTTAGCAATGTAATATCTAATTAGATCAAGTTTTTCAAATTTGGTTCTAGGTCTTTTATTACCAATAGAATCTGTGACATGCCAGTAATTATCATCTCGCATATCACACCAATCTTGCAAATCAAAATCTTTAGTAAGAGTAAAAAACTCTTTATCTACAAATGACATTGAATCATAATAATCCATTTCTTTTCAGTCTTGGTAATTGATTAGGGTTTACTGTTAAACTTAAAAAGTTTTTAGGTAAAATACCTTCATCAATAAAGATAGTAATTATTTGGTCTTTATCAATATCTAAATCTTTAAAATTTAGAGTATTTTTAAACTTGTCATCTGTATCAGAATGTGTTAACATAGCTTTAGTAAAAGCTGTATTAGGAAATAGTTTCTCAAAAAAGTTATTGGTAATTTCAATTAACTTTTTTTGTTTAATAATATTAACAACACGCTGTGCTCTTTTATGTACATTATTAATCCTATATATTTTTTTCTTACACATTCTTGAAACTTCTTCTTTATCAAGAGATTTAATACCATATAAAGCTCTTTTATAAAGATAGTTTTGATAAGGTGTATACTTATCTTGTTCATATGACATCACAGTTGGTGAGGTCAAAATATATTTTTGTATCTGTTCTTGGAGTTTACCCATTCTAGTCGAATTCATATTTTCTACATTTTAAATCATAAATAATAAAAGAAAAGGGGAAACCTGAGTTTCCCCCAATCTTCATTCACTCAACAAATATCTATTATCCTCCTATTGAAAAGTCTTCATTAGGTTGGACAGCAGTATTCTTTTTACTAGCATTATATGCTCTTATTTCATCTATATTATCATGAGAAACTAGATCATCCTCTAGACCAGCATCTAAAGTCCAAGTTCTCTTTTGATAAATAGGTTTACCCATGAGAGTGCATACAGGTGCATCTTCGCTACCTGCTCTTTTAAGTTGTTTCTCAACATTAACATCACTAAATGGCTCTAAGCTTTCCAAAGTAATAATTTTACCTGGAAGTTCTTGACCTGCATAAAAACCTGCTTCAGTCAATTTGCTCATTTCACCTGGAACAATTGCAGTAATTCTTTTTACATCTAACCATCCATTAGCACTAGTTACAACTTTAGATTGTGCAACTCTAATGTACCCATAGTCTGGATTATTTTCTGAAACGTTAACAACTGCTTTTGTTTTTTCATCTGCTAATACTGTTACTTTTGAATTCATAATTCTGTTTTTTGTTAATTAATAATTATTAGTTTATTTTTGAGCATAGAAATACTATATCTGCACTTGCTCAAATGCAGATAAGTCAGCTTTTACAAGCTTATTACATTAAGATAAATTTTAGATATCTATATTTATAGAAATGTCATCATCATCTATAAAATCAGAGAAATCTCTGTTCTTAGATGGAGTCTTTTTTGTGTCTACTGCTGATCCACTAAAAGGATTAACAATAGTATCACCATAATCAATCGAAATTAAGTATTGAATGTCTTCATCAGTTAAATCTAAATATTCTTCTATTGACAAATAGATTGTTTTTCCATTAGGTAACTGATAAGTCATATACTAAGTACGTAATAAATTTTCAAAGGTTAGCATGTAAACAATAAAAATTTACCATTATATAGCTAACAAGGGAAAAATATTTTTTCATAATTCTCCCTTGATATCTGCTATAACTTATATTCGACTAAAATATATTACTTTCGTAGCTTTTTATATCAGCTATAGTAGCTGAACATACTGTAGAATCTTTATCATTATATTTAAATCTGATTCTATACTGAAAATAGCTTAACAAACCTTTGTATTCTTCTATAGTACAGGTAACTTCTTCATTTTTATTGAGAAGATTATGCTCTTTAAGTTGTTGATAAACTTTCTCAGAATCATCTACTATTAATGATATATTATTCCACGGAACTCTAACAATAGAACCAACTGAATGTATTTGTGGTAAACTCTTACCAAGAATAATTTGCACAAAATAAGTACATGCTTGGGGATTACTTAATAATAATTCAGTAAATATTTGAGTTAGATTTGCTCTTTTATCCAGTTCTTGTGTCTGAAACAACTCACTTACCATTTGAGCAACATCTTCTTCTGTAATAGAAACATCAATTTTTCTAATATCCATATTAATTTAATTGTGAGAGGTCTAAGTAAAAACCCCTCTAGTTTTTAAAAACATCAAGATTCCCCATATTATTATCATAGCTACAATAAACATTGCGACAATTGTTAAATTATGAGTAAATCTAGCTGCGTAATAGTTCTTTTTGGAGCTTTTTAAGTTACCTTTAATAACTTCACGAGAAACTTTGTTGTCCTTGTGGCTTTCTAGCTCTTGCTCCCAATATTTTACATCTTCTTCTGCATCTTTTAGTCTTTTATAAGTTCCCATAACCCTAAATATCATCAGGGTTAAAGGCTCCTATACTTTCATAAAACATCTGATGATGTAAAATAATTAGTCTGTCTCTTAATGTCTTTAAAGTCGAAATATTAAGTTGACAATCATAAAATTTTTCAATATCCTTATCAGATATTATGTCACCATGAATTTTTAAATGTAAATCTTGAATTTCTGAAATCATAATCTTATTCATAACTTTTTTAAATTTAAATAGTTTGTATAATTTGTTTAATATCAGTATCAGGATCGGCTCTTAAAAAAGCTATACCTTCATTTGGAGTAAAATACTCCTTTCCATTTTTAATGTAAATGTAATACGTAGATTGTTCCATATTTAATTGTTTTTATCAAATTTATCAATTTGATCATTTAAATGATTCATATAATTTACATGACATATCATAAATGCTGAGAATATAATAGTTAATACAGTCACTAAAGATGTAGTAACATTAAAAGATAAATCAGCATTTAAAATAATAATTGCACCAGTTGCTGTAATGACAGCAAAAATAAAATAAATAAACTGTTTCATAATACAGTATTAAAGAGTGAATAAAAAGCAGGGCTTTTACACCCTGCATAAAAATTTATGACAATAAGCTAATTAAAGCTGACTTGTCATCAGTAGTTAGGTCAAAACAATCTTTGGGAATGTTTTTCTCATAGTCCATATAAACTTCAGAACTCTCTGTGTATAAATAATCATTTAACATAGGAGCACAGGTAGATAACTTAACTTGAGAATCAATGTAACTTTTAAGAAAATCAGCACTAGAAACTCTGCTATTACCTAATCCACGATTAGTAAATATAAACTGTCCATCAGTAAAGATAGCTGCAGTCATTTGTAGACTTGACAAAGACAATTGTGTCTTAAAAATTATATCATCAGGATTGACCATATAATTTTTACCATAGTTAGATATATCTTTAGAAACTTTAGCTACAAAAAATGTAAACTTAGCATCTATTTTAGAATGATAACCATTTATAGCAAACACACCATCTTTTAATCCATCAGTAAACCACAAACATTCAGTAGCTTCAGGATGAGCTGAAGTCATATCACCAGAATAAACAATAGATTCATCATTATAACTAGCATTCCAACCAATCTTTTGACCATCTAAGTTCAAAAATGATAAATCAAGGTCAATAGCACCATCTTTACCAAACCAATGAATACCTACAATAAATGCACTATCATTAGTTATCTTAAGTCTGGAATTAATCGGTAAAGTACCAGTAAAATTCTTTTCACTAGTAGGAATAGCCATATTAATATCAGACATAACCCTAAAGTTGGTATTCTTGAACTTATCATTACACTTAGTACGTAACTCAGAAGAAATCATTGATCTATAGTTCAACAAAACATCTATTTCCTTAGTACCAAGAGCAAATTTATTCATCTTAACAAAACTTTTACCATTACGAATATTATAAGTATCATAGAATTCATATGGCAATAAACGCTTTTGAACTGCATTATAATACTTAGATAATTGAAATATAGAAGCTTCTTTAAGTAATGCGCTAACAGTACTCATATAATCACTGTGAAGAAATGACTTAGTCAAAAACTTAGTAGACCACGGTAACTCACAAGGAACATGATATATCTTAGATAACTTAGATATCTTGTTTATAATAGGAGCAAACTCTTTATTACCTTCCTTCATACTAAGGAAAAAACGTTTATATCTATTAAAACCTTTAGATACTTCAGTATAGCCTAAATGCTCTATAAGTTTTTTAGTCTTTATAACTTGATCATTCATTATATGTTTACTGTTAGAAAAAGTGTAACGATACATATTTATATTCTCACGAGACCTAACAACCATTGCAGATCCAGTAATCATATAATTAATCATAGACATCATTTCATCAACATTTATTGGATATATACCATACTGAAGTTTATATGCTATGATTGCTTCACGATTTTCAATTTTAGATAATGATAGAGTAATATCAAATTCATCAATAAGTTCAAATAAATCATTCAAAGTATTTTGATGAAGAGCAATATTACTATATAACATTTCTTTAACTTTCTGAGTTATTTCATCTACAGTAATTGATTCTATAAACTTGCAGTCAGTAAAGTCAACACAAAAATCAGGTGTATTAGGAACATAAGCCTTACCTTGGAAATTTGTACCATATGTAGAGATATAGTGTAAAATTTGGTCTACAGCTATTTCTTCTCTAGTAAAGTTTACTACTTCTTCAAAAGTACTATAGAAAGTAGAGTTATAATTGGTAGGTAATGTATCTATGTAACCCTTAACACGATCTTGATCAACATTACGGTCAATAGCATAACCTTTCTTTGCACATTCTACAATGAGTTCATGAGAAACAGAGGAATTCTCTTTGGACAGTGCACGCCCAAACAAACGGATTTCAGCAAAATTTGCCATAATTAAAATAAATTAAAGAGTGAAAAAATAAAGAGTGCCTCAGATGGGATGTAAGTTTTGCTTGGATTAGAAAAAGGAACATCCTATATCTATCAGCACTCTCATAGGTTAATTTGTTGAAGTATCCATAAAGACCAGAACACAGGCGACCAGTACATATTGCCTTGTTGTGTTGTCAAACTTTATAGACCCCCAACTCTCTGTTTAATTGTTTAAACAGGAACTGGTATTTTGGTTTTAATTAAAGACGGAAAGTAATGCTGCTATTGTAAATGAATAGGAACTTTCTATGTCTTATTACAGCTGGTTACTACACGCTGTCTGTGCCAGCAGCTTACTGGATAGGATAGATTCACGAGTTTATAGTCAGAACAATCTCCAAACAACCTGACTTAGCGAAGCAATTACTTATACATTGAGGTGCATTTATTGCACCACAAATATATAAAAGTAAAATGAGGACTTGCCTATGCTAGGTACACAGGACTTTGTTTAATTTTAATAATGAGTTTTGTTTATGCTCTAAACAAAATCTTATAAACAAGAGTATAACAATATCCTACATTGCTATTAGACCGCTGTGTCTTCTTGTTTCATACTGAATTCCACCTCAGTCAGCTGTATTCTCCTAAGTGGAATCTTATGGAGGAGAATAGATGAAAATAGTTTAAATTAAACTCACATAGCTTCATCACTACTATATGTAAAATACCTGATTTTAAAGTCTGCACTAACTTTGGATTCATATCACTGCAAATGATATGTTAGCACTATACTCTCTTTGCAGGAGAAGTATAGAACCCAATAGAAGCCCCACAGGTTTGTCACTGTTTGCTAACAGTAAAGAATACCCTCATAAGAGAGTATTTGTCAAGGTTTATTTTAGACACTGCACTCAGACAGGTACTTGACGGAAGGTATAACATTACACCTTATAAGTTATCATAGACAATAATACTGTCTATCTCAGATACTTTTGCTTTATACACATCGCCATATCTATTCTGCACAAACGCAGAGTCACCATCAACTTCAATAATATATTCTGGTTTAACAAGAGGCGGAAACATACGCTTATCATCATAAGTATAATGGAGAAGTATATGTACTACTACTATAGTGGTAATAGTACCAAACAAAAATCCAATTAAATAACGGTCATTATTACTAGTCATAGGTAATAAGATTAATGAGTGAAAGAAAAAGCGGGAAACTATGGATATACTAATGCTATATATAGAGATAATACATATAAGTGTAAACCTAATAAAATTTAAAGCATGAAAGTTAAAGTTAGCTATATAAAATATTATTAAGAGTATATAATATATACATAATATAGGTAATACAGATAACTAAAGAAAGGTATGTAAGTTTGACTATAATAAAAAGATTAAAACACACACGTATTTCCCGCAGAAAAAACCAAGATAAATAGCAAAAGCCAAAGACATACTGACTAGATCTCTGACTATTGAGCCTGTTTCTTGTTTTTTTGTTACAGATGTTGTAATAAAACTATGCAAAAGGCTTTGGCCTTGGCAATTGGCATTTATGCCAATAACATCAACGTAAGTTGATGGCTAGCATAAAAGGGAAAAGAAGAAAAAAACAATAAGAGTTCTGAATAGATCTCTTATTGTTCTTGAAAAGTGTTACTTCTCTGAAGTAGCTCTTTTCTTTGCCAGAGCCTTAGCAACTGCAGATTTTGCAGATGCCTTAGGCTCTTCAGCAACTGCTTCTTCAGAGTCTTCATTAGACTCAGAAGCTGTTGGTGTGGCATCAGGGGCTTGTGCATTCATGCGAGAAAGTTTCTTTCTTGCATCAGCAATGCACCAGTCAGCATCACGGCCTGGGAATGCATTCATGCTCTGCATGACAAGTGAGCAGAGAGTGGTGTCCACATTATATATTTTTCTTTCAGAAGAATATATCATGGGGAACCTTGCATCTTCAAGTTCACTTACAATGTAAGTGTTCTTGTTGAATGCAAGTGGCTGTTTAAGCCCTGTCTCAGGATTTAAGATAGGTGTGACTTTGTCAGCCTGGGTTAAATACTGAGGTTCTAATCCTGACTTAAGACAGGATTGGACATAGGCTTGAACTTCTTCTTCAGTCCCATGGACTATGAAGAGGTTAATGCCTCTTGCCGTAGTACTATGGTACTTGGCATAAAACGTTGTTGAATTTGAATCAATCATTTGATTTAAATTTAATAAGTGAATTGCAATATTGCAATATAAGTATAAGGCTAGGTCCGAGCAGCTTCAGCTGCGAGGACAAAGAAGGGTAAAAGAAAAAAAAGGGGGTTAACCCTTCTTTTTGTTCTTTTTCATCTTGAGTAAGTTTATCTTACCAAGATTGATTTGTGAGTTGTAAACTCTTACAGGTTTACCATTAACCTGTAACAAATGATGAACATACTGTTGTAAGTGAATATTTGTCATAATTAATTATTTATAATTCATTATAAGTTTAGGGCTAGGGGAAAAGAAGATACTGAGGACTATTTATCCTCAGTATATCCAATGAAGTTATCTGGTAACTCATCGGGGAAATCTTCATTGTATACAAACTCTCCTGTTTGGATCCAATTAAGGATTTCGCCTTTATAGGCATGATCTATTACATAAGCACCTTTGGGGTTTATGGAATATAAAGCTCTGCCATCATTCTCCTCATTCATGGGGATAATGACCTCTGCATCTACTAAGATGCTAAACATAATGTAAATTAATGTTTTCATAAATTGATATTTTAAAATTCAATTTAAGTCAAGGGCTAGGGGAAAGAAAAAGAAAAGAATGAATTCCTGGGGGAACAGAATTCATTCTTCTTTAGATTAGATAATAAATGCATGCATTGCGCAATACAAGTTAAAGGCTAGGGAAAATAGTATTATGGCTTTATAGTATAAAATATTTCTAGATACAATATAGATAATAATATTATTCTGTATTTATAGATATTATATATATTATAGATACAATATAATATACTATACATACAGAATAAGTCATAGGCTAGCATAGTATCACAGGTTAATCTATTTTCCAGGGAAAAAATTCTTGGAATTCTTTTCCAGAAAAAAATGTTTTTGCTACAAAAACAAGGGGGGTGGCCAGTGCGCGGGCTAGGGGCGGGGGAGCTGTAGTGTAGGACCCACAACAATTTATTATATATGCTAAATTAAATACCGTAAACCTTGTATAAATAAAGGGTATTACATATATTATAGTATGAAGACTCTCTTATTACTCTTATTGTTATTTTCCTCTATGTTTTCTTATACACAGATATTAGAGGAGTTTGATTCCTTTGATGGTGTCGGGGAATGGGTTTCCCCAGGTGGTACATCAGGTTCTGATGGTGGCCAACTATGTTTTAATATTGCTAGTACTTATTTAGCTAATGTATGGTATATCTTTGAATCTCCTATATATGATTTCTCAAGCTATTCTGAGGTTAACTTAATGTGGTCACAGGAGACTAATTTAAGGTCGGGGGATGAGTTAAGGTTATACTACTTTGATTTAGCGGATAGTTTGTGGTATTATTTCTCATTAGAAAACTTAACTAATGGTGTAAAGTTTGCCACTATACCTAATACAGCTAATCAGATTACATTTGATTTACTTACTACAGGTTCTGGTAATCGTAATGGTAAGTATGCGCATATAGGTTTCTTGGATATTAGTAATCCTACACCATTACCTGTAGAGTTATTAGATTTTAGTGCTACGGTTGTATCTTCAGGAGTAAAACTAGAATGGTCTACAGCATCTGAGTTCAATTCAGACTATTTTACTGTATATAGATCTAGTGACGGTAAAGAATGGACTAATCTTACAAATATACCATCAGCTGGATTTAGTAATAGTTTGAGAGAGTATAACTATTTGGATAGAGATCCATTATATAATATTAGTTATTATAGATTGAAGCAAACAGATATTGATGGTTATGAGGAAACGTGGAATTCTGTGTATGTATATCGTAAATTAGAAAACACAGGTAAGATTTATAATTTATCAGGACAAGAGGTTGATGAAAACTATAAAGGTTTAATTATAGATGAAAATAAACATTTAATATTTAAACAATAATTTATATATTTGTCAAAACCAATAATAATGAGTGAATTTATACTACGAGGAAATAAGGTGATGCTAGATAAGCCTGAGAAAAAAGAAAAAGAATCTGATCTAGGAATTATACTTACTGAAGAAATAGAAAAAGAACAAGAAAAAGAGTTAATGAAAGAATGGACTCATTTGAATGTTTTTGCTATCGGTACAGAAGTACAAGATATAAAGATTGGTGATAAAGTATATGTGCGTACTCAAGCTTTACATAATGCAGAGATTATAGAAATAGATGGTAAGATCAAAATGATGGTTATTGTTCATGATATTATAATGATATGGAAATAATAAAGATTATAGTAGCCTTTGTAGGTATTCTTACTTGTTTAATAATAGGTATTATATCTAGGTCCTTAACTAAAGATATTATGGATCCCAGAACTGATGAAATAATTTCTGATAAAGAAACAAAAATTGCAGGTTACTTAGGATATTTTATGTGTGTAGTAATTTTATGTGTATTATACATATTCTTGTTCTAGAGATAATGTGACCCATCCAAGTTTATTCACGCATTATCTCTAAGCCCTTAGTTTTTTAGCTGAGGGCTTTTTTATTACGTAAATTTTTATTATATTATAACTGTATATTTATAAATTTCTATTCATTTGATTAGTGATAAACTAATAATTAAAAAAATAAAATAAAATGGCAACTATAAAAGAATTTCAAAATGTAGATAATCCAAAAGGAGTTATATATGAATATAAGTCTAGATTAACTCAAATGTGGCAATATGCTAATAGATCTGTTAGCAAGTTTTTATTTGATGCAGGAACACAGACTTCTAAAAAAGTATATGCCGATAATGCAGCAGCTATCGCAGGAGGTTTAAAACCTGGTGATTGGTATGTAACCGAAAGTGGTACAGACTATATTGTTAAAATTGTAAAATAAAATGTTAAGGAATCTTACAAATTTTTTTAGTATCCTAAAAAGAGTAGGTAATAAAAAAGTACTAGAAAATGATGATGTTATTCCATTAGGTACAAGAGATCCTAAATTTGATGGAGGTTATAAACCTAATTTTATAAAGTATTCTGATTTAGAAGCTCAAATGGCAGCTGGCGCAGTAGGACCTCAAGGTCCTGCAGGTGCTACAGGTCCACAAGGTATACAAGGTGATCCAGGTCCAGCAGGTCCAGTAGGTGCAGCAGGATTAGTATTTACAGGTACTTGGAGTGAACTTACAACTTATGCAGCAGGAGACGTTGTATTTTATAATGGTTCTAGTTATGTTGCAGCAAATGCAGTTGGACCATCAGCTACTCCTCCTGATACAGATACTGCTAACTGGGATTTCCTAGCATTACAAGGTTTAGAAGGACCTCAAGGACCATCAACTCCTTACTTTTATCTTAGCGGTGCTATAACTATAGATACTTTAGCAGATACAATGTATGGTAGTATACTTATTCCTGCTAATACTTATACAGGTACAGAAGCTCTTACAGTATCTGCACAGTTTGCCAAAATTGCAGGATTCAGTGGATTTCCAACATTTTGGATAAATACTGCAAATACATTAACAGGAGCTACATTACTAGGTAGTGCTAGACTAACTTCTACACAAAGATATGGAGGTATGATTAGAACATTTTACATAGATGGAACTAACTTATATGTATATCCTAATGGTGCTGGTGTTTATGCTTTGTCAGATAATACAGCTACCACTAATGCAGGACAGACTGAAACTGTAGATTGGACAGTAGATCAATACTTTATATTTGCAGGAAGAGTTAGTATAGCAGGACAAACTTTATTGTTCAGAGGAGCAAAAATTTATTAAAACTAAAATTAAAACAAAATGTCAAATAGTATTGGAAACTTAAAAAATAGTGGTCTCAAAGGTAATAATTGGCCTTGGCAATACAAGATGCTCCAAGGGTTGCAAGGTATTATTGATGTAATATCTTCTACAGCTAATGGATCAGAGTATGAAGCTAAAGTTGTAAACATTGATTGCCCAGGTGACCCAGGTGACCCATTTACTGGAGAAAGAGTATACTTAGAAGTAAGAACTTGGAATACTGTAACGGGTGGTTTTACTGACATTGCATATTATGAACCAGGAGATATTAATAATCCTCTTCTTCCTGCAGATGTGGCTAACTGTACTATAACTTATGCTGAATCAGAAGTACCTTACACTTTAGGTCAAAAAATTATGGCCGAATCTGTTCCTGTTACTTTAGCTAGTGATCAATTAGGTATAGCAAGAACACCAGGAATGTTAAGAGCAACTGGAGCAGGACCACTAGATCTTGTAACTGTTGTAGGATCTAACTTATATTCAGTATCTGTAGCTAATGTAGGAGCAACTGATGCAACTGTATTAGGATCAACTATTAAACCTAATGAGTCACTAAACTTTAATGCAGATGCAGTAAATAACTTCTTTACTACATTTACATATGATCCATTAACGTCAGAATTATTGTTCATTTACGTAATCTAATACTAATGGCAGTAATATTAGGAGGTCCAGGTATTTTTTTAGGAGGAGCAAGTGCTCCACCAGCACCTCCTTTTGTCAATGAGTATTCAATGACATTTGATGAAACTGATTTGATTCAAGTTGGTACATCATCTCTTGGAATTACATCTGCAATCACAGTTTCTGCATGGGTAAAAATACCAACAACCAACACTGGAGGTGGAGGAACAAACATTCAATCAATAATTTGTGAGGACACAACAAGTGGAGGTCAAAGAAATTGGAATTTGTCTTGGAGAGGTACTGGATTTAATTATTTTCAATGGTCAATTTGGAATACTGATTTGTCAGCAACAACAATCACCAGTACTGGCATAGTTCCAAATGATGGTTTTTGGCATCATGTTATGGGGACATATGATGGGACATCTGGAGCGAATGGAATGAAGTTATATATTGACGGTGTGTTAAATGCTCAAGGAACTGCAACAAGCACTGGAATAAATTCAAACACTGGAAGTGAGGCAACAATTGGAGCTCTGACTGGTGGTGGAGGAAGATATTTTTTAGGTGAGATTGATTCTGTTGCTGTTTGGGATAGTGATGAGAGTTCAAATATCAATAGCATATATTCATCATCTGGAGTTCCAGATATCAGCTCACTGAATCCATTAAGCTGGTGGAGGATGGGAGATGGAGATTCATTTGTTTCACCGAATTGGACATTCTTTGACAATGGTTCTGGTGGTAATGATGCAACATCAACAACACTACCAGAGGCAGCAAGATTACCAATTACTGCAAATTCATATAGTCAAAACAGTTTTGTATTTGATGGAACTGATTTTGTGACAATGGGCAATCCAGCAAGTTTACAAATTACAGGTAACATTACTTTGAGTGCTTGGGTTCAAACAAGTTATAGTGCAGACGTTCAAGTCATTATTGGTAAAGATGGCATTAATACAGGACAAAGAAGTTATTTGTTAAATGTTGCAACAAGTGGAATACCAGCATTTTACATTTTTACAAGTTCAGGACAAAAAAACGTTCAAGGACTTACAACAATAAATGATGGAAATTGGCATCATATAATGGCTGTAAATGATGGAACGGATTTGAAAATATATATAGACGGCACATTAAATAATACAACTGTCGGAGGTGGTGACACAATGCTAAATGGAGCTATTGATTTTAACATAGGAAGAAGACAAGCCGCAGCCGCAAATAGAGATTATTTTGTCGGCAACATTGATGAGGTTTATGTTTGGGACAATGATCAATCTGGAAACATCTCCACAATTTATGGGAATGGAGTTCCAACAGATATCTCATCTCTCAATCCATTAGGTCATTGGAGGTTTGGTGAAACTGATGTATTTACAACATCATGGACATTTGTTGACCAGGGTAGTGGAGGCAATGATGGGACATCAACGACATTCCCAGAGTCAGCAAAAACTGGAGATCAACCTTATGTAATATAAAAAATAAAAAATAAGATTATGCACAACTATCCAAAAGACTGGAAATATGGAATCACAAACGCAAGTGATTTATCAAATATAGATTTTACACAAGTATATCCAACAGATCAGAGTGGTTTGAGATATTCAGTGGATGTAAGTCAATTTGTCATCAAATGGGAGCAAGATCATGAGCCATCATTCATCACTGATGGATCTGTTGTGCCAGTATCAATATTATCTCACGCAGATTGTTTATCTTTGATGAGCACTCCACAATGGTCAGAAGATATAGAATAAAATAAAAAAATTAAAATGAGTACTTTAATAAATTTAGCAGGTAGTGGATCATCATTAGCAACAGGAATAATAGGCATACCTGATGGTTCAGGTTGGTATACTTTCTATGCTAGTCTAGATGCTGCTATGACTGCTGCAGTTAGTGGAGACACTATAGTTTTCTTTGACGATTATAGAGAAACAGCATCTGTTGCTCTTACATATAAAGACGGTGTAGATATCAATCTTAATGGACACACTTATGAATATTCTAATGCTGACAACTCTGATACTTTAACAGATGGTGGTGTTGCTGCTACAATAAGTATTTATAATGGTGTTATTAAAAGAGCTGGTGCTGGAACTCCAAGTTTTAATGTAGCTGTAACTTTAAGATTATCTAATGCAGGTACAACTGTAAATTTAAATGGAGTTGACATAGTAGCAGAAGGCGGTTCTTGTACATTAAGAGCTGAACCAGGAATAGTAAATGGAGGAAACTTCAAACAAGTTGGAGCAAGTAGTACGTATGGATTAAGTACAAATGGTGGAGAATTAAACAACATTAGTTTTTATGGAGAAGAAAGAGAAGCTCGTATTGAAGGAGGTACTATAGCTATAAATTCTACTTTTAGAAGTGATGGTCTTTATGCATTATATGTACTTACTGGACAAGCAATTAATTGCACTGGTTATTCTACTGCTAGTTATGGTATATATATTGGAAATGCAGGTCAAGCATTAAACTGTACAGGTTATTCTGAAGCAGATAATGGTATCCGATCACAAACAGCTAATAGTCAAATTCACAATTGTGTAGGAAGATCAAGTGCAGGAGCTGCTATATATAATACAGGATTATGTATAAATTCTTCTGCATATTCTACAGCTGGTTATGGCATACAAAGTACTGCAGCATCTTTTATAGAGGGGAGTACAGCATGGACTAGTGCATCTATAGGTGTATACACAGCAGGTCCAGTATCTAATATATCTTCTAATTGTCAGTGGAATAGTGCTGGTGGACATGCTTTTGGAATAGCTGCTAACGGAGCTAAAATAATTAATTGTACTGCAAGAGTACGTAATACTGGTGCATTTGCAGTAAACTTTGCAGGATTTACAGGTTTTGTTACAGGTGTTTCTGGACAAGGAATGAGTGCCTTACTTAGCGCACCAGCTCAAAACACCCAAGTAAATACAGAAGATAACTTTGGAAATATACTAATAGGATAAAATAAAATAAAATGGCAAAAGAATTAAAACAAACAGTAGCTCAAGATAACATAGATGAAATTGTACCTAAAAGAATTATTGTACAATTCAGAGACTCTGATACAGGAGAAGAAGATCAAAAGATTGTTAACTATGAGGATATGACCGTAGAGTCAAAAGCAATTTATGACACATTTATACAGATGTGTGAAGTTTATATGAATAATTAATAAGTCATGGCATATACAGCATTAAGTTTAGGATATGAGCCGCAAGCAGGTTTTGAATATTCAGGAACTACAGATAGTTCTGCAGATTGGGGATTAGTACCAAATGATAGTTACTTTTTTGATTTAACAGAAAATCAAGTATTTTACAAAGACTCTGGAGGTAGAATAATTGGAGCATATGATAATGGAAACAGTATACAAGGTTTTGAAAATACTGTATATGTTGCTAAAAATGGTGATGATGCTACAGGTGCAAGGAATAATGCATCTTTTCCATTTTTAACAATTGGAGCAGCAATAACGGCATCATTAGCAGGTGATGCAATTTTAGTTTCTCCAGGTACATATGATGAAGAAGGTTTAACACTGCAAGGAAGAACTTTGATAGGTACAGGAGGTTGGGAACATACTGTATTAGGTGTTGCACCAGCATCTGCAACAACTCACATTGTTACTTTAGATTCAGATGCTTACATACAAGGATTTGGAATAAATGTTCCTCAAACAGCTTTTGCAGGTATAAACTGTACACAAGCTGGTGGAACAAACTCAATATATGATATATCTTTTTATGGAGATGGTGGAACAGGTACTTCATTAGGTACTGGTATTATTAGACAAGGTGGAGGTAAAACTATTGGAGCTAATATTAGAGTTGAAAAAGGCGGTATTAAAGAAGTATTTAAAAATATAGCAGGTGTTCTTGCATTAGAAGGAATACATGTACCACAATCTCAAGGAGATATACAAGATGTATTACTTGTAACAACAGATGATCCTACAGGAGCAGCTCCTACTGTTGCTGGTAGAGCTCAGTTTTTAGGATTTAACTGTGGTAAAGGTGATAATGGTCCTTTTGGAGTGGGTAATGGTGTTTTAAATATAGTTAGAACAGAAGGAGGTGCTACAGGAGTTATACCAAATGCATTAATATTTACAGCAAACTTTTTTAACTCTACCAATGCTGTAGCTGGAACAGGTCAATATGAAAGAATAGAAATACTTGGAGGTAGATTTGAAAATATTACTGGGTATTCAGTTATATTAGATTTAGGAGGTAATGCTCAAGAAACAGTATATAGAATATCTGCTAATCATCAACCTATATATTTATATAGTCCTTTAGCAGCAGCTTTATCAGAATTTTCATTAAACTTTACACAAGAACAAACAAATTCTTTAACTAGTTCTTACAATATATTTGGAGCAGACCAAGTAGCAATTGGTTTTGCAGAAAGAGGTTCTGATGTAGCTATAGGTAGAGGAGCTCCTTACACTACAGGTATGAAAGTTCTTACTACGGATAATACAGCAGGTCCAGCATCTGATGGAGGTAATTTTATAGATGTTACAACTGCTGCTGAAAGTAGAGTAGGAAGTACATTTAGTTTTCAAACAAATGTTGCTAATGAAACTATTTTAGTAGGTACTCAAAGAGCTGATATAGTTGGAACACCTTTATTTTTCTATGGTATAGAAACTTTTATGGATGCTACCAGTTCTCCATTATCTGACATAGTTGCAGAAATATGGGATGGTGCAGCTTGGGTAAATGTTAATTTCCACAGTGTAGCAGAAGATAGAGGATATTCATATGGTAATACTGTATTTTGGAGAGCAGATATTCTTGAATTAGTTAGATTTAATGTTGATGAAAATACTAGCTGGGCAACAAAAACTATTAACGGTATTGCAGCTAGATGGATGAGGTTTAGAATAGTAACTCCAGGAGCATCTAATCCAACTATACAAAGATTTAGACTTATTGAAAGCTCAACTAATATATCTAGAGATGGAGTTCTTTCTAGCTTAGGTCTTTCTATGTTTAGAAAAAATATATCTCTTAATGGACCTATTTGGACAGGAAATATAACTGGACCAAATACATTAGTAGATTTTGAACAAGATATAGGTGTAGGTCCTGTGTATACTCACGCTATTAGAACATCTTTATTTGATGCTTTAGGGGTTAGAGCAACAATTCAGCTACCAATACCCGTAGGTACATGTACAGCATTTCCATTAGAATTAAGATTAAATTATGGATTTACAAATGCATCTGCTACTGCTATAGATGTAGGTACACCACCTCAAATAACTACTAGAATTACCATAGTTAAAGCTTCTGGAACTTTAGTAGCTTCTACAGCTGGTGTAATTATACCTGTTTTAAGACAACAAGCCGATGCTACAGATTTAGCTACTGTAGTACCAATTACAACTTCTCCTGTAGATTTAATTCCTGAAGGAGCAACAGGTTTGACAGCATATAATGATTTAGTTAATAAAATACATAAAGAAACATTAATTGACAATATAGATATATCTGATGCTTATGAAGAAGATATAATATTAATTGAATTAGAGTATACTCAAGATGACGGAACTACAACTCAAGACATACAACTTTGGTCATTAGAGTTATTAGGTGTTGCTCACCAAGACGGTAAGAGTATATGATAACATTTATTACAGTTTACTTATTAAGTTTTACTGTAGTTTTGTATATTGCATCATTATTTATAAAAAAAATGAGAGATTTAAAAGAGTATCTAATAATTATAATTTATTATTTAGTAGGTGTTAGTGCCATATTATCAATGACTCATGAAAGCATTTATATAAAACTTTTAGGATTGTGTATGGGTATTTATCTGATCTATCATGTGTTTACACAATCTTATGAAGAAAAAGACAATGAAAATAATTGAACACGCTGAAAATATTCATGAAATAAAATTAACAGGAAGTAAAACTAAGGTAGCAATGCTATCAGACATTCATTGGGACAATCCTAGATGTGATTGGGAACTACTAAAAAAAGATTTAGACTACTGCGTACAAGAATCTATACCAATCATGATTAATGGGGATATGTTTTGCTTAATGCAAGGTAGAGGTGATAATAGAAGAAGTAAATCAGCAATACGTCCAGAACATAATAACTCAAGATATTTAGATTCAATTGTAGATACAGCTGTTGATTGGTGGTCGCCATATTCACATTTACTTACTGTAATAGGCTATGGAAACCATGAGACGGCTATAATTAAGTACCAAGAAACAGATATATTAAAAAGATTTGTAAAACTTCTTAATATAAAAAACCATACAAAAGTTTGTGCTGGAGGTTATGGTGGTTGGGTTATAGTTAATAGTGTACTGCGTACTAAGCCATGTGGCAAAAAAGAAACTAGAAACTGCAAAATAAAGTATTTTCACGGCTCAGGTGGAGGTGGTGTAGTTACTAAAGGTGCATTAAATTTAACAAGAGCATTAGAAATGTACGAAGACTTTGATGTATTTACTATGGGTCATATACATGAGAATGCAGCAAGAAATGATGTTAGAGACGTAGTAGTTTTAGGCAGCACTTCTTATAGACATGTTCAAAAACAACTTCATATGATGCTGACAGGTTGCTATAAAGAGGAATATGGATCAGGGAGCAAGGGGTGGCATGTAGAAAGAGGAGCACCTATAAAACCTACAGGTGGGCGTATTTTAGAGATCAGTTATAAAAGAAATCAAGAAAATAAAAAAGATATTTATATCAAACAAGTAGATAGTTACAAATTTCCAATATAAATACTACGTATTTCTATGTATATTTAAATATTTTTTGTATATTATATATTATATATTTATTTAAATGAGCAATGGAAGTTACAAGTATGCAAATAGGTTTTGATGCATTAGTGTCAATTCTATCGGCTTTAATAGGTGCTTTAACGGTATGGTTTACTTTAAAAAATAAAGTAGCAATTCAACAAATAGTTTTGGAAAGTTTACAAAAAGAAATAAATGATGTAAAATCTGATAAAAAAGATAACAATATGTTATTGCATAAAAGAATTGATGAGCTTTCTTCTAAAGTAGATACTAACAGAGAAAAAAATGATCAGGCACTTGCAGATATAGTCAAAGAAATGGCAGCTATGGAACTTAGAATTATCAATGCCATTAATGGTAAAGAAGATAAATGATAAAACCTTGGATTATTATAATACTAATAGGACTATTTTATTCGTGTAGTCCTCAAACAAGATTTAATAGATTAATAAAAAAACATCCTTATCTATTAGAGACTGATTCAATATCTTTTATAGATACAGTTAAAGTAGAAGTTCCAAAAGTAATTCATGATACAATAATCAAAGAACACTTTTTTCATGAAATAACTAGAGATACTTTAGTATTACAAAAAGAAAGATTAACTGTAAAGATATTTCATGACACTATAAAAAAGGATGTATTTATACAAGGTGAGTGTGATACAATAACTTTAGAGAAGGTTATAGAAAGAACAATACCTGTAAAGTATTATGAAAAAACTCCATTCTGGAAAAAGACTGTAAATTGGTTAGTTCTTATCGCATTAATATATGGAGTATATAAATTATTTAAATTTATAATATCAGAAAGAATAAAAAAAAAGCTATGAAAGAATTTTTTAAACAACTATTAAGCGATGAATCAGGTAACTATTCATCTAAAAGATTAGGAGGATTACTTTGTGTATTAGCATTAGTAACCTCATTAGTTGCAAATACATTTACTCATAATGAAATCAGACCTGCAGAATATCTTGTAGATGCTGTAGCATTATTTGCATTTGGAGCATTAGGTCTTACATCTATTGATAAGCTTACAAGAGCTAGAAAAAAATAGTTTTAACATATGGAAACTATCAAAAAAGGAAGTAAGGGAGTGGTAGTTGGAACTTGGCAAGAGTTCTTAAAAAATCTTGATTTATATACATATAAAATAGATTATGATTTTGGCAATCTTACTCATAATGGAACTTTAAAATTTCAACAACTAAATGGTTTAGTTGCAGATGGTATAGTAGGTCCTAAGACATGGGGTAAATCTTATGAGTTAGGTATTATAACTACTGACGAAATGGAAGAGCCAGTAACTCCAGAAGATTTTGATATTGTTATAGAGAGTGCTTATATGCCTAGATCAGAATATAGAACATCTGATGAACCAAAAGAATGGGTATTTATACATCATACAGCTGGATGGAATAATCCTTTTAAAACAATTAGAAACTGGTCTAGAGATAGCAGAGGTCAGGTAGCTACAGAATTTGTACTAGGTGGTCAAAAAATTACTAATGGAGATCCTGAATTTGATGGTGTAATTGCACAAGCATTTCCTGAAGGAGGATATGGTTGGCATTTAGGTATTGGAAATAATATTATGCACCGTGCTTCAGTTGGTATAGAAGTAAACAACTTTGGATTCTTAACTGAAGGAGGATATTACAAAAGAATCAATGGTGTAAAAACTTGGATTAAAAAAACTCCAGGTAAGTTTTACACATATGTTGGTACTGAAGCTGCAGGAGATCAAGTAGTAACATTAGCTGAAAAATTTAGAGGTTTTAAACACTGGCATCGTTATTCAGATAAACAGATAACAGAACTTAAAAAATTACTTTTATTTATTGCAAATAGAGATAATATAGATGTTAGAAAAGGACTTCCTGAATTAATAAAAGAAAAAGGTGCAAAAGCATTTGATGTATGCAGTGTTTCAATGTGCCGAGATACTAAAGGATTATGGTCACATACAAACTGTAGATCTACGAAAGTAGACATGTTTCCTCAACAAGAGTTAATAGATATGTTATTAAGTTTATAATTATGAAAAATACAACAAACTCAGCAAAAGTATTAAAACACTTTAGAGAAAATAGATATAATATGCCTGAGCCCCTTTCTAAATTTGAACCAGGTGGTGTATCAAGTGAATGTGCAGGTAAACCAAAAAAACCAAGATGTCGCAGAAAATCTAGGAGTAGATCTAAATCTAAAGAAACACAAGGTGGTATTTTAGGTACTGTTTTAGGTGGATTAGCTGGATTAGGTGCATGGAAAGGCTATAAGTATATGAAAGAAAAAGAAGGAGGATAATTACTCTTATCTAATATATAGAAATCCAGGTATGTAGTATATCTGGATTTTTTGTTTAAATATTTCTGGTTTAAACTTTTTTGGTATATTTGTTTAAATTAAAATTTATAATAATGGAAAATCAACAAGAATTATCACCTGAAGAGTTAGTAGAAAAAAAAGAAGAAATGTTAAATTTCTACAAAGAATCTATGCCTTACTTAAAAGCTCAATATGAGTATGAAAAAGCTCTTTCAGAGATAGATGAAGTAAGATTTAAAAGAGCTCAAATTCAAATGCAATTTGGTATGATGATGAGTGAACCTGAGGAAGAACCCAAACAAGAAACTCCAAAAGCTCCTAAAAAGAGAGTCTTGAAAAAAGAGGAAGCATAATGGCTGTTGTTAAACAGGTTCAAAAGAAAGTGATAATGTCTAAAAAAGACATTATTAAATATCAGTTACTTACTCACTGTTATATAAACAAAATAACGGTGAGTAACTCTGATCTTGAATGTTTAACTTTATTAAGTACAGTAGGTCCAATTGAACTTACACATTTTTGTTATGATGCATCTGAGGAGCATAAGATTTTTAAATCGCAGCAAACAGTAAGAAACTGTATTAATAAATGCATTAAAAATAATCTTATTATAAAAGATGTAAAAAATAAAAAAATAGTTTCTATAAATAATAATATTAAAATAGAAACAAACGGTACTATTTTATTAGATTATAAATTTCTTGGTAAATGAAACCAAAGAAAGCTAGATTATTATATGAAGAAATATCTGGAAGAAATGACCAACCTAAAGAATTAGTAGAAAGTTTAGTTGATTTTTATTATAAAAATGTAAGAACTTTATTAACAGAGTTATATCATCCAAGAATTAACATAACAGGTCTAGGTGTATTTGTAGCTAGAGAATCAACAATTAAAAAGGCAATTCCAAGATTTGAAAAATATCTATTAAATCATGATACCTCTACTTACTCTGCATATTATAATAAAAAAATGTTAGAAGAAAAAATAGAGTTTTTATATTCAATTAAAGAACAAATAGAAAGTGAAAAACTTAGAAAGGAAAAATTTTTAAAACAAAAAAATGAATCTAAAAAAGATTTGGAAAAATAGAAAACAAATTTATGAGGGTATAAAGAATGCTACAATTAGGGATGAATTTGTAGAAGATGTCGCAGCAAAAAGAATGGCTATTTGTAATGAGTGCCCTAGTAAAGGTAATAAATGTGAAGTGCCAGGAACAGGACCATGCTGTAATGAATGCGGATGCTCTTTAGCTTTTAAAATAAGAGCTTTATCTACAGATTGTCCATTGGGAGAATGGCAAGCCTTGATGAGTGAAAATGATGAAGACAAATTAGGAGAACTATGAGTATTATATTTAAAGAAAACGATCACAGCTACACAAGCTCAAATGGAGATGATATAAAATGGATTAGTGTTACATCTTTAACTTCTTATTTTAAAGAACCTTTTGATGCAAAAAAGGTAGCTCAAAAAGTATCTAAAAGAAAGAATTCAAAATGGTTTGGAATGAAACCAAAACAAATACAAGAGATTTGGAAAAAAGAATCTGAAAGAGCTATGACTTTAGGTACATTTTATCATAACCAAAGAGAAGCAGATTTATGTTCATTTGCATCAATAGAAAGAGATGGTGTAACAGTTCCTGTGTTTAGTCCTATATTTAAAGATCAAGGTGTTAAAATAGCTCCAGGACAAAAACTAGAACCAGGAGTTTACCCAGAACATATGGTGTATCTTAAATCTGCAGGAATATGCGGACAATCAGATTTAGTAGAAGTGGTTAACGGTAAAGTATCTATTATTGACTATAAAACTAATAAAGAAATAAAGATGCAGTCTTATAAAGACTGGGAAGGTATTTCTCAGAAAATGAAGTTTCCTTTATCTCATTTAGATGATTGCAATTTTAATCATTATGCCCTACAGCTCAGTATTTATATGTATATTATATTAAAGCACAATCCTAAACTGCGTCCAGGAAACATGTTTATATACCATGTTCAATTTGAAGTAGAAGGTAAGGATGAGTATGACTATCCTATAACAAAATACACAGATAAAGGAGATCCTATTGTGCAAGATGTAGTGCAGATACCTGTACCTTATTTAAAGGATGAAGTAATCTCAATAATACATTATTTAAAGGATAATAAAGATAAAATGAAAAGTAAATGATCGCAAAACTATTTGACATACAAAACGGGAAAGTAATACCAACAGAGCATTGTTATACGTTAAAGTCTTTAAAGGAGATAATGGACAATCACCCTGATGATTATCTTAAGATTTACCAGTATTTATTTTATATGACTTGTCCTAATCCAGATATGAATCCTTTTTTTCATACACCAGAACATGAAAAAGAAGATGTAATATTAAAAGAACTTGATGCAGAATTTAGTACTGAAGATGATGATGTATATGCAGCATTAAAGTTTTGTGAAAGAATGTATGAAACACCAACTTCAAGAGCATACAAAGGTATTGCAGCTATGTTAGATAGATTAGGTAGATACATGCAGACTACACCTATAGAACACGGAAGAGATGGTAACATAAATTCTTTAGTAAATGCTGCAGCTAAATATCAACAGATTAGAGAATCATTTAAAGGTGCTTATAAAGATCTTCAAGAAGAACAACAAAGTAATGTAAGAGGCGGTATTGGATTAGGTTATGATCAAGGATAGTGCAATATATGAGAATATACCTACCTGGGATAATGGAACCTGGACTACTACAGATTTTGAATCTAGAGAAGAATTTGCTACATACATAAGAAATATATTCAAAGAACCTGGTCAGTATGATTTTGATGAAACAAGTAAACAGTTTAATCATCAAGCTCTCAAATTTAATGAACAAGGTTTTTATTGCGATGCTCCTTTTAAATCAAGAGACTTTATTGCATATTGGGATCATGAAAAACTAAAATGTAGAAAAGGAGTAATTTTTAAATCAAAAGATAAAGTTTGGTTTATTGCTAGAGACTACTATATGTGGTTAAATTTCTTACCAATCTTTAACAAAGAAATACAACAATTTGGTTTTGCAGATATACGTGATGCACAATATCATATGGCATTATATGAGTTTCTTGCAGAGTTAAATTATAAACACGTTGCTATACTTAAAAAACGTCAGATAGCATCTTCCTATTATCATATGGCCAAACTAATAAATCAGCAATGGTTTGAAGCAGGTGTTACATTAAAGATAGGAGCTAGCCTTAAAGATTATATTAATGAGAAAGGATCTTGGAAGTTTTTAGATGAATATGCAGCATTCTTAAATGAACACACTGCTTGGTATAGACCAATGAATCCAAGTAAAGTAATGATGTGGCAGCAGAAGATAGAAGTAAGAAAAGGAGATAGAAAAACTGAAGTAGGTCTTAAAGGTACTATACAAGGTATGTCATTTGAGAAAGATCCAACAAATGGTGTTGGTGGACCAGTAAAGTACTTCTTTCATGAGGAAGCAGGAATTGCACCTAAGATGGATAAAACATATGAATACATGAGACCAGCAATGAGATCAGGGCTTACTACTACAGGAATGTTTATAGCAGCAGGATCTGTGGGTGACTTGTCACAGTGTAATCCTCTTAAGGATATGATCATGAATCCTACATCTAAAGATGTATATGCTGTAGAAACTAATTTAATAGATAATAAAGGTACAGAAGGTTTATCAGGATTATTTATTCCTGAACAATGGTCTATGCCCCCACATATAGATAAGTATGGTAACTCAAATGTAAAAGAAGCTCTAGAAGCTTTACAGAATCAGTTTGATGATTGGAAAAAAGAACTAGCTCCAGAAGATTATCAGTTAAGAATATCTCAGCATCCTAGAAATATCAAAGAAGCATTTGATAATAGATCTGTATCAGTATTTCCAACACACTTACTATCAGCTCAAGCCAGAAGAATAGAAGAAAAAGAATATGCTTATGAGTTTTTAGATATATTTGCTGATGCTGAAGGTAAAGTCCAAGTAAAGAAAAGTAATAAACAACCTATAAAAGACTTTCCTGTAAATAAAAGAACCGAAGATAAAACAGGCTGTCTTGTTGTTTGGGAAAGACCCAACAAAGAAAAGCCAGATTTTGGAACATACTATGCATCTATTGACCCCGTATCAGAAGGTAAGACTACAACATCAGAATCTTTATGTTCTATATATGTAATGAAAAACTCAGTAGAGGTGACTAAGATTAGTGGAACTGAAACAGAAACTTATATAGAACAAAGTAAAATAGTAGCAGCTTGGTGTGGAAGATTTGATGACATTAAACAAACTCATCAAAGATTAGAACTTATTATAGAATGGTATAACGCCTGGACAGTAATTGAGAACAACATATCTTTATTTATCAATTACATGATACATAGAAAGAAACAAAAATACCTTGTGCCTAAAAGTCAAATTATGTTTCTAAAAGATTTAGGAGCAAATGCTAATGTATTTCAAGAATATGGTTGGAAAAATACAGGAACATTATTTAAGGCTCATCTTCTTAGCTATGGTATAGAATATGTAAGAGAAGAACTAGATCAAGAAACAAAAGAGGATGGAACCGTAGTTAAGACAACTTATGGAGTAGAAAGAATTCCTGATCCTATGTTAATTAAAGAAATGCAAGAATATGCAGATGGAGTCAACGTGGATAGACTGGTATCATTTGTAGCTTTAGTTTCTTTTATGAGAATACAAGAATCTAATAGAGGATATACTAAACAAACTATACGTGATGATGCAGCTAAAAACTTGCAAAAGTCAGAAAATTTGTTTAAATTAAATAGTAGTCCGTTTAGACATATGGGTAGAAAAAGAAAGACTATAAATGGCAAATCAGTTAAAAGATCTGCCTTTAAAAATATTAAATAAAAACTATGCAGGTATATAATGCACTTCAGTTAAAAAAAGGAGCAAAAGTTGAAAGGAATAGAATGGGTTCAATTACTCAACCTCTTCAGTTTTTGTCAGAAAAGAAAAAAGATGAAGAATGGGCAGCTTGGAATTTAGACTGGTTAGAATGGGAAGGTTTAAAACAACTAAGAAGAAATGCTAGAAAGTTAACTAAGAACTATAAACTTGCAAAAGGTATAATTGACAGATCAGATTATATTGTAGAAGAAGATAATGAATATGCTGATATAGTAGATATGTTAGCAAACAGAAATGAAGATACTGCATTAGAACTTAAATTTTATCCTATTATTCCCAATGTAGTAAATGTACTTACTGCTGAATTTGCTAAAAGATCAACTAAATTAACTTATAGAGCTGTAGATAATGTTTCTTATAATGAACTCTTAGAAGAAAAAAGAGTCATGGTTGAAGAAACTCTTATGGCAGATGCTGAAGAAAAACTTATTGCAGCATTTATTGAACAAGGTCTAGACCCAAATTCTGAAGAAGCTCAAAAACAATTAAGTCCTGATAATATAAAATCATTACCAGAAATAGAATCTTTCTTTAAAAAGGACTATAGATCTATGATAGAGCAATGGGCAACTCATCAACATGCTGTAGATACAGAAAGATTTAATTTAGATGAATTAGAAGAAAGAGGATTTAGGGATATGCTTGTTGCTGATAGAGAGTTTTGGCATATGAAAATGATGGAAAATGATTATGAAGTAGAACTTTGGAATCCTATTCTTACCTTTTATCATAAGTCACCACAAGCAAGATATATATCACAATCAAACTGGGTAGGTAAAACAGATATGCTAACACCTTCTGATGTAATTGATCAGTATGGTTACTTAATGACTGAAGAACAACTAGAAACATTAGAAGCTACATATCCTATTCAAGCTGCGGGATATTCTATTGGAGGATATCAGAATGATGGTACATTCTATGATGCAACTAAATCACATGCTTGGAATACAGAAATGCCTTCATTAGCAATGAGACAATATACTACGGAACTATCTGCTATGCAAGGATATGATGGTGATGTAGTAAATCAAATATTAGCACAAAGTGAAGGATATACTGCAAATCTTTATGATTCTAACTTTTTAATAAGAGTTACAACAGCTTATTGGAAGTCTCAAAGAAAACTTGGTCATCTTACAAAGATTGATGAAACTGGTAATGTTACTACTGAAATAGTCACAGAAGACTATAAAGTAATGGATAAACCTATTTATGATAATAGGCTATTTAAAAATAAAAACAAAGACAATCTATTATTCGGAGAACACATTGACTGGATATGGATAAATCAAGTATGGGGTGGAGTTAAGATTGGACCAAATCTTCCTAGCTATTATGGTATGGATATATCAAATGGATTTTCTCCAATGTACATAGGTATTGATAGAAAAACTGTAGGACCTCTTAAATTCCAATTTAAAGGAGATGATAATTTGTATGGTTGTAAGCTTCCTGTAGAAGGTGCTGTATTCTCTGATAGAAATACTAAATCAACTGCATTAATAGATTTAATGAAGCCTTATCAAATTGGATATAATTTAGTAAATAATCAAATAGCTGATATCTTAGTAGATGAATTAGGTACTGTAATTATGTTAGATCAAAATACATTACCTAAACACTCTTTAGGAGAAGATTGGGGCAAAGGAAACTTGGCTAAAGCTTACGTAGCTATGAAAGATTTCCAGATGTTGCCACTTGACACATCTATTACAAATACAGAGAATGCATTAAACTTTCAACATTTTCAGAAACTTGATCTAGAACAGACTAATAGACTTATGTCTAGAATACAGTTATCTAATTATTTCAAACAACAAGCATATGAAGTAATTGGTGTTAATCCACAAAGAATGGGTCAGCAATTATCTCAAATGACAGCTACAGGTGTAGAACAAGCTTCTAGTGCATCATATGCACAAACGGAAATGTACTTTATACAGCACTCTGATTATTTAATGCCTAGGGTACACCAAATGAGAACAGATTTAGCACAGTTCTATCATAGTACTAATCCCTCTAAAAGATTAACTTATTTAACAGCTAAAGAAGAAAAAGTAAACTTTGAAATAAATGGTACTGATATGTTAATGAGAGAACTTAATATATTCTGTACTACTACAGCTAATGCTAGAGCTGTACTTGAGCAGTTAAAACAATTAGCCATGAGTAATAATACTAGTGGTGCTAGTATATATGATCTTGGTAAAATAATTCAATCTGACTCTGTTGCAGAGCTTTCTCATGTATTAAAAGATAGTCAACAGAAACAAGAGCAGCAAAAACAACAAGAAATGCAACAACAGCAGCAAATGCAACAACAGCAATTACAGCAGCAACAACAAATGCAGCAAGATAAGCTTAGTGCAGAAGCTCAAGAAGCAGAAAAAGAAAGACAAAAAGATATTCTTGTTGCAGAAATTAGAGCTGCTGGATATGGTTCTATGGTGGATCTTAACCAAAATCAAATGTCTGACTATAGAGATGCTATGCAAGAGATCAGAAAAACTGATCAATATGCACAACAGACTAGTATGCAGAGACAGAAGATGAGTGATGATATGGTAAAACATTCTCAAAAGATGACCATAGAAGAACAAAAAATAGAAGCTCAAAAGGAAATAGCAGATAAGCAACTTCAAATAGCTAGAGAAAATAAAAACAAATATGATGTTAAACCATCACAAAAAGATAAGAAAAAATAATTTAGCTATATAATGCAAAAAATTAAATATTTTTTTTTACGATATTTTAAATTTATAATATTTATTTAGTATATTAAAGTAATAACCAACAAAAAATAAAACATGAGTGAAGAACTAAAAGAGGAAACTCAAGTACAAGATTCTACAACGGTAGAAGAAGTAGATGTAAATATTGATGAAATCTTTGGAAATGTAGGAGCAGAAAATGTGATGCTTCCTACAGAAGAAGAAGAAAAACAAAAAACAATTTTTTCTAAAAAGGAAGAATTTGACCCAACGTTCATTGACAAGACTGAAACTGAAACTAAAACTGAAACTGAAGAGGGAAAACCATTAACAGATGAAGAGAAAATTGCTTCAACTCCTGATTCTGTAGTAGAAGAAGCTTTATCTGAACTAGATGATGCAATAACTGCAGAGGAAGAAGGAGAGACAAGAACGGGTAGACCTAAAATGGATAAGAGTGGTCTAGTTGATCTAGCTCAAAAAATGATTGATGAAGGAACTCTTTTTGGATTTGATGATGAGAAACCTTTAGATGAGTATACTACTAAAGACTTTAGAGAATTATTTGAAGCTAACTTTCAAGAAAGAGAAGCTCAGATAAGAGAAAATACACCTAAAGAATTTTTTAATTCTCTTCCTCAAGAACTACAAGTAGCAGCTAAATATGTAGCTGATGGTGGTCAAGATTTGAAAGGTCTTTTCAGAACTCTTTCTCATGTAGAGGAAGTTCTTGAATTAGATCCAGAAAATAAAAATCATCAAGCTCAAATTGCTAGACAATATTTAACAGCTACAAATTTTGGAACTCCTGAGGAAATAGAACAAGAAATTGAAGATTGGGCTGATATTGAAAAGTTAGGGCAAAAAGCCAAGCAATTTAAACCAAAGCTTGACAAAATGCAAGAGAGCATTGTTGCAAAACAATTAGCTGATCAAGAAGAAAAGAAAGCTCAACAAGAGCGAGCAGCCAAAGAATATATGGATAATGTATACAATACTCTTTCAGAAGGTTCATTAGGAGAACTTAAATTAGATAGAAAGATTCAAAATCATTTATACTCTGGTTTGGTTCAACCAAATTATCCTTCTATTTCAGGTAAGCCTACTAATTTATTAGGTCACTTACTTGAAAAGTATCAGTTTGTAGAACCAAGACATGATCTTATTGCAGAAGCTTTGTGGTTGCTTTCTGATCCAGATGGATATAAACAAAAAGTGAAAAGTCTTGGAGGTCAGGAAGCTGTAGAAGATACAGTAAGAAAACTTAAAACAGCTCAGTCTAAAAAGATTAGTTCTTCTTCTCAGGAAACATCACAAGGTGATTCTAGAGGAAAAAGTCCTAAAGCACAAAAAACCACAGTAAAAAGAACAAATAATATGTTCAAAAGATTTTAAATTAGTAAACAATAAAAACAAAATAGAAAAATGGCAACTCCAGTTTTAAACAATGGTATCTTTCTACGGGATACAGCGTACAACGCAAGCTCACACGTAGACTCTTACCACTTGGTTAACATGTTAAAGGATGCAGAACCAATGGACCTTGGTCCAGTAGATCTTTGGGCTATGGCTCAAAAGGTGGAAATGCCCCTTTATCAAATGTCTAGCTTTGGTGGTAAAAATGTAATTGAAGTAGATAATGCTCGTGGAGAGTACAAGTGGCAAACTCCTGTATCTAGGGATCTTCCTTATATTATTGAGGATATTGATCCAACTTTAGGTGATACTAGAGGTGCTGATGGTAATACTTTCCGTATTAAGATGAGCTGCAGAGAATTTGGACATGGTGATATCATTACTTATGACAAATACAATGGAGCTGAACTTTACATTACTGATGAGGATATTCTTCCTGTAGGTGATGGGTTTATCTATACTGTGCAGATGGTTAACAATAATAACGCTGCAACTTTTGATTCACGTTTCTTAGCTAATGGAACTAAGTACTTTAGAAAAGGTTCTGCTAGAGGAGAATACGGTGAAAGATTTTCTGATATTTCAACAGGAACTGGTTTCCGTGAATTCTACAATTATGTAGGTGGAGCTGAAGCTCATGTTCATTACTCTATCTCTTCTCGTGCAGATTTGATGATTAAAGGAGGAATGAATGCAGATGGTACAGTACCTGTAACAGAAATTTGGAGAACATCTGGGGATGCTATGAATCCTTCTGTAGCTTCATTAGAAGATATGGTTAAAGTCATGGGTAAAGATAAAGTAAAGAGAGCTTTTGATAATGGTGATCTTTCTAGATCTTTCTTAACTCAAATGGAAGCTGCTCACTTGACTAAAGTTGCTAACGACATTGAGTCTTACCTAATGTGGGGACAAGGTGGTAGAGTTAGACAAGATGGTCCAGATGATTTAAGACTTTCTGTAGGTCTTTGGCAACAGCTTGACAACTCTTTCAAAAGAGTATATAACAAAAATAACTTTAACTTAGATTTATTCCGTTCTGAGATTTACAACTTCTTTAATGGTAAAGTTGAATTCCAAGGTCCAGATCCAAACAGACAATTAATTGTTCAAACTGGTATGGGTGGAATGAGAATGGTAAATGAAGCTATCAAGAGAGAAGCAGTTGCTTCAGGTCTTGTAATTCAAGCTGCTGATATAGGTGCAATCACTGGTCAAGGAATGGACTTGAACTTTGGATTTGCTTATACTAGCTACGTTATTCCTTTCCTTGCTAATGTTAAGTTTGTACTTAACCCAGCATTTGATAACGTTAATACAAATGATATTGAGAACCCAATCATTGATGGATTCCCATTATCTTCTTACTCATTCATTATCTTTGACATCACTGATAATACTAATGATAATATCTTCTTATTGAAGTTATCTTGGGATAATCAATTGAAGTGGTGGTATCAAAATGGTACTATGGACTATATGGGCCGTAGTCAAGGATTCCAGTCTTCTGGACAATTTAATGGATATCGAGTAATGATGTCTCAAACAATGCCTGCAATTTGGGTTAAAGATCCAACTAAGGTATTGAAGATTGTTATGAGAAACCCAGTTACTGGCGGATCATTCTAATCCAAACAATAAACTCATAAAAGGGGGAGGAAAAATCCTCTCCCTTTTTTTTTAATAACCAACAATAAAAACCAAAACCAATGGCAAAAGAAACATTTACAATGGTGGAAACACCAGTAGCAGACAAACAGTCTAAGATTAGTATCAGACCTTATTTTGATGCAAGAAGAGAGAATATGGGTCTAGAAAATTATGGACTAAGTTTATTTGATGGAGTAAAACATCAAGAACAATTAGCATGTCTAGAGATTAATGGAATCAATAGATATCTTACAGGATTAAATGAATTTGCTCCTGAAGTTAAAAAACTATCAAATGAAGCTAAAGAAGCTAAAGTAAAACAAATTAGAGCAGCAGTAGCTGATCTAGAAGCAGAGTTAGCATCTAACATTATAGATCCAGAAGATAAAGATTTTTGGAATAAAGTTAAATTGCTAAAACCTGATAACTCAGAATTCTGGAATAAGATAGACATTAAAGTAGGAAATGAGCCAATATTCTTAAATATGAATGATCCTTATGACAGAATTAAACTTTATGCAATTGAAGCAGGAGGCTTTTCTTTAATTGCTAAAAGTTATGATGATGCAAAAGCAAAACCAAAAGCTCCTAAGTTTTATTTAGATAAAGAAGAAGTTACTGTATCTAGTAGAACAGAGTATAAAAAACTTAGAAACAAAGCACTATCAGAACTACAAAAGTTGTTTGATAAAAATAGTACTAAACTATTCTATGTAGCAAAAGTTGTAGATGCTAGTAGTACGCAATATAAAAAGTCCACTCCTTTAGATATTTTATATGAAAATATGGATATGCATATTCATGGAGATGGTGCAGAAAGTAACATGGAAAGAGCTGTTACTGGATTTATAGAAGTTGTTAATTCTGATATGGAAACATTGAAAATTAGAGCTATTGTAAAAGATTCAGCATTCTTTAAATATATTGTTACTAAAAGTGATGGACATATTTATCATAATAAGAAGAATGTTCTACTTGGAAGAAATGTTTCTGATGTAGTAGAATATTTGAAGAATCCTCTTAATGAAGATATATTAGATGATTTAACTAAGTCCTGCGAAAAATATTGGAGAAGTTAAATTAAATTAAAAAATAGAAATTATGGCAAGATGTATGAAATGTGGCGGAGGTCACAAATATAAAAAAGGAGGATCATCATTTCCTGATCTTACAGGAGATGGTAAAGTAACTTATGCTGATGTTCTCAAAGGTAGAGGTGTATTTAGAAATGGTGGAGCAAGTTTAGAAACTGGTATGATGAAGTATGGAGGATCTTGCGGTAAAAAAATGAAGTATAATAGAATAACTAATTCTTTTTAATCATGGCAAATAATAAAATGATGTATACCAAAGGCGGCCCAACTAAAATGATGATGGGTGGTAAAGTAATGCCTAAGTACAGTAATAACCCTAATTCTATTCAAGGAAGAATGCTTATGAATGGTGGTATGGTAAATTCATACATGTCAGGAGGAGTTATGAAAGGTGATAAAATGATGAAAGGTGGAGAATATAGAAGAGGAGGAGTTACAAAAATTATGAAGAAGAGATCTTATAAATGATAAAAATAACTAACATGAATAAGAAAGAAATGAGACAGTTTGAAGTGCAATCTGCAATGAGCACTTTACAAAGAGCTGAAGAAATAAAAAAGGATTCAAAGTTAATGGCTGATGTAAGAAAAGCTGCTATGGATGAAGTTAAAAAACTTCAGTCTTTAGCAGGAGGATCTGCAGCTTCAGCTAAAAGAACTTTACCAAGAAGAAAAACTCTTAAACGCAAATAAACTTTGAAGCTATGGCTTATAAAAAACAAGATGGTGGTCCTATAAAAGATCTTATAGAACAATATAAAACAACTGTTCCTACTGTTACTAAAGCAATTTTTGCAGCAGGTGCAGATGCTTTAGCAAATACGGCTCTTAACAAGTCTATACAAAATATTAGAGAAATTAATAAGATTAGAAAAGCTAATCCAGGTATGACTCGTAAACAAGCTAAAGAAAAAAAGAAGAAACAAGAAAACAATCCTTTGGGTATAAAAGGAATGGGTGGTTCTTGGACTAGATCATCTAAAATGACAAAATAATAAGTTATGCCTAATACTACAAATCCTACAAAAGTTTTAAAGTTCTTTAGAGATGCTAATCTAGAAAGAATGAAAAGAGGGGGAAGTAAAAAAGATGCTTGTTATCGTAAAGCTAAAGCAAAGTATAGAGTTTTTCCATCAGCTTATGCTAGCGGATACATTGCAAAATGTAGAAAACGTAGAGGAAAAATTAAGTAATGGCAGTTAGAAAAACAGCTAAAGGTCTTGCACTTAAAAGGTGGTTTAAAGAAAAATGGAAGGACGAGAAAGGTAATCCTTGTGGTTCTGACAAAAATAAAAAAACTAAAAAGTGTAGACCAACTAAAAAGGTTTCAAAAAAGACTCCTAGAACTTGGGGGTCTTTATCTAAGTCAGAAAAATCTAAAGTTGTAGCTGAAAAGAAAAGAGTAGGTATGGGCAAAAGAACTAGCTCTTTAAAAAAAAGAAAAACTAAAAAGAAAAAGTAATGGCATACGCAAAAAAAATGGCAACTAAAGCAGGTAAGTATAAAGCAGGTGGTGCTAAAAAAACATTTAAAGCACATCCTATGTATAGCAAGTCTGGTAAGATGGTTATGGCTAAAAAAATGGCTGACCATTTGCGTTTAAAAAAACTTGGTTATACTCACACTAAACCTAAAAAGAAAAAGTAATGGCTACTACTAAGAAAAAAAGTCCCGCTTGGACTAGGAAAGCTGGTAAAAGTAAATCTGGAGGTTTAAATGCTAAAGGAAGAGCTTCTTACAGAAAAGCAAATCCTGGTAGTAAATTAGCAGCACCCGTTACTGAAAAAGATCCTAAAGGTAAAAGAGCTAAAAGAAAGAAATCTTTTTGTGCCAGAATGAAAGGCATGAAGAAAAAAATGACAGGATCTAAAAAAGCAAATGACCCTAATTCAAGAATTAATAAGTCCCTTAGAAAGTGGAGATGTTAATTTTTTGTATATTATAGTATGAACAAATTTTATAAAGAACCAGAAGAGGAAGATGATCAAATTTTTATCTACTGGGATTATTAAAAAATGGCAACCAAGAAAAAATTAAATATTAAAAAGGCAATTAAGAAACCTGGTTCTCTTACAGCAACAGCAAAGAGACAGGGTGGATATGATACCAAAAATAAAAGAATTAAAAAATCTTGGTTAAGAGAAAAAGCAAAAGGTTCAGGTAAAACTGCTCAACGTGCAAGGTTTGCAATTACATTAGGTAAACTAAGAAAAAAGAAA